TAAATTACTATTTATCATTTCATCCATAACTTCTAAGCAATCACCTTTATACAACTTCATTATGTAATCTGTCTAGTTCAAAGTGTAAGTGATTAATTGCTTTCTGTATATCTTGTTCAGCAGGGTTGCCTTCCTTTTTACCAGCACGTAAGAGGTAACTGATTGCAGTTCCTAAGTTATAACTATCAGGTTGGAAGTCCTCAACTACTTTTCTTGCTGAGTAACCGTACTTCTTTCCTGAGTAGTAACTTGGTTCAGGTGTTGCTTTATAATCTAAGTCTATTGGTGACATATTTTCTAGGTTTTTAATTATTTTCTCGTTCTGTGTCATTATTTAAAAGTTTTAAAAGTTGGTGCGGTGTATATATCCTACTGTCACCGTCATAGTTTTCAAAGATACAGGTAAAGTTGTCGTTCTCCCAAGTCCAAAGACTTCTGACATTCTTTTTAACGTGGTTGTTCAATACCCATTTAATTGTTTTGTAAGTTCTTTTCATATCTATTGTTTTAGTTTTAAATACGCTAAGGGTTCAGAAAAAAATAAAGAAATAACCGCATTGTTATTTAAGTTAAGTTTAGCCCTTAGCATATTCATTATATAGTTTTTTTATTCCATCAAAGCAAGTTGATATACAAGATCCGCAATTCGTTCCTGTCTGATAGTTTGTGTTAAATATAGTGTTATAAGTTTCAATCATTCTTTTTTTAGCTGCTTGGTTTTTTGCTCTGCCTGTTTTTAAGTCCTTCCACATATCTAAAATTTCATCTACTATTTCCTGAGGTAAACTTTCTGGGGTTTCTATCTCTGTTGTTTTTTGCCATTTCTTCTGACTACATTCCATTGGAGCAAGTCTTGCCTTTATCTTCATAAAACATCCGCAATCTTTGCAAGTTCCTGTTGGTTTAAAATAAAAAACACAACTCTTGCAAATAGATATTCTATCTTCATAGACTTCGTTAGGCACAAAAAACCTATTCATTCAATTCCTTTTTAAGTATTTCTCTTACTTTATCTATTGTAGTAAATAAACTGTTTCTGCTTATTCCTGTCTTACTCGCTAGACTGTCAAGTGTTTCACCTGAGTAGTAAAGCTCGAATACTTTTTTATCGTACCAAGTTTGCTGATCTAACACTTTATCAATTTCTTCTAACTTTTCCCATTTGTATTCTTCTATTACTTCAGGCATATTATAAATAGTCTGCTGCTTTCCAATAGCTACATTTGTTTCATAATAATTACTTATATGGGTGTAGTATTTTTTATACTTATAATAAAAAGGACTTCTTGCACTTGTTAAGCTCCTTCTTAATACTACAGCACCGTATCTGATTAATCCATCTTGTCCGTCTTTTTCCCAAATACCTTTGAGTGTTTCAGGGTTCATCTGTAAGTAGTAAAGCATAAGCTCCTGGACTGCGTCATTGATAGCTTCTTCATCTTGCGTAAGACCATAAGACATTTCTCTAAATTTAGAACTCAGATTTGATATTTCCTGATAAATTTTATTCATGCTCCACTTTTAAGTTATCAATCTTATTTGCAACCTCATGTACTAATTCTTCTAATATTATTTTATAACTTCTGATGATAGTTGAATTTCCTTTAGTTTCTAATCCTGCAAAGAAACCATTTGTTGCTACTGATAAGTTTATAGGTATAATCATTAACCAATCGTAATAGTTGTTTCCTTTCGCTTTTGTTCCGTATTCATTATGATATTCTATAACAGTATCTATTACATCTAAATAATTATTGTATCTTGATTTTGTACTTACATCTTTTGAGAACTCTCTGCACATCATTAAATAGGTTTCTATTATTGTCCTATGTTCTTCACTTGAGTAAATCGGTTCTATCATACGCCAAAGATAAAAAAAATGTTACTCAATTCCTTTTTCATTTTTTAACTTATCAACAAGTGATTTGTAGTAACTTATCTTTTCTTCATATTCAACACGACTTATCTTTACAGTTGTTCTAGCTAAGTATTGTAATTCTTCTGCTTTGCCTTCTCCATACTTTCCGTCTAAAGCTAAAGAAAACTTGTACTGTTCACCCCAGGCATAGACGTTACATTTTACACATTGTACCTGACAATTCTCATCATCAAAACGTGTAGCTAAGTGCTTACGACTTTGGAAGTGTCCGTTTTGCATACCTTCTTTGTAGTGTCTAACTATTCCACAAGTGAAGCATTGGCACATTCCGTACTCGTTAGCTTCTCTAAGTCTTATGTAAAGACTGAACCATTTGTCAAGTTCTTTTTTTAATTTACTGACTGTCTTCTTCATAGTTCTTTGCAGAATACTTTTGTGTTAGTTTGTTTTTCTATATTCCAGTTATCAACTTCTTTATGTGTGTTAAACCATATTTTAGCTGAAGCTGTACTAGGACTTATTCTGTCTAATAATTGTACAAACATATATTCTGTTACAACTTTTTTAGGGTTAGTATGAGAATTATAGTTTACCATTAAATACTTTGCATAGTGAGGTATATACTTTACATCTATTTTTCGTTCACCTATAAATATATCAGCTTCAACTTCAGGTTCAGTACCCAATATGCTTAATGCTTTAAAGTCATCACCAATAGCAGTAAAATAGTGTTGTGCAATTAACTCAGCTAAAACTCCTTGTACATTATATTGTTTAGTCTTATCACCTACATAATAATCTTTATCCTTATAGTTTTTATGCATACCTTTCGTTCTGTCTGTAGATATGTCTTTAGCTATACGGTGCAAAATATATGGGTAAGTGATTTCTCTCATAAAGACAATAATATTTCTTTACATAATTCATAAGGCACTTTACTTCTTTCATAATTTCCTTTTAATCCCTGAGTTCCTGTTTGTGAACCTCTAGGTGCAGAAACGTGACAATTATCTCCATTTTTACAAATAGGTTTAGGGTTCCACCCATCTGAAAATAAAGGATTATATAAATGATTTGTCCAAATATCCGTTGGTTTCATTCTACTATCTCCATACTGACAATAAGTTACTGTGGTTCTATCAAAATCTTGCATAAAATCTAGCTTTCTTAATTTCCCTCTAGGGTTTTCAATAAAGAAATAGTCAGGATCAAAATAATTTATAATCTCTATTGTCTTTTTTATTATCTTACAACCTAATATTGCTTCTTTTGTTTTAGGTGTGTGGTCTTTATTCCAATGGTGTCCAATACTTGCTACGCTAAAATAAGTGCAAGGTGGACTTGCCCATATTACATCAGGTTTAAAAGGAACTTTATCTATGTCAAAATCTAATATATCTGTAACATAATCTATATTATCAAAATCTTTAATATCTACTGAAAAAGTTTCGTGTCCTAGTTCTTCAGCTACTTTACTAAAGGATCTACTACCTGCAAATAATTCTAATACTTTCATTCTTCTTCAAACTTAGAACAAAAATATGCTTCTGAAATACAAAGTAGAATTATTAATCCCCATACGATTGTTAATATCTTCATTTTAGAATAGTTCTGTTTGTTTAATATCTTCTTTTTCTAACTCTAGCATAGCTTCAAAGATTGTTTTACCCACTTCATAATCAACTAGGTTTCTAGCTATCTTGTCTTTTCTTTGCTTTCCTTTGTATTTTTTAAAGTCGTAATTATGAAAGTCTGATAATACACCTATTTCGTTTTTCATCATACACAATCTTTCTCCACTTTTTACTTTTAGTTTTCTTTCCCCTAAATTAATAGGTAAATCAAAATTTGTCCAATATAAATGTCTACCTTTTTTTTGTGCAGCAATCAAAGGTTTGTAGTAAGGATTGACATTTTCTATACAATATTTTCCATCAAAAAATTTATTTAATAAAATAATTTCTTGATATAATTTCATGTCAGGATATTTATGTACAAAAGAACTTCTGTTTTTTTGTGTTACTCTTACGCTAGAATGAGTTGGGCAGGGAGGTGAACTCCATATAAAATCGTATTCTTTAAAGTGGTCTAACAAGTATTGATGTGCGTCAGCTACAATTACTTTATCATTAGGAAATCTTTCTTGGTAAAGTCTAGCTAACTCAGCATCTAGCTCAACTGCTGTTACTTCTATATCTTCTTTTACTTCATTCCACTTGTATCTGTTACCACCTAAACAAGCATATAAATTTAATATCTTCATTTTATATATGTTCTAAACATACAGGGCATAAATTATTGTCCTTAATTTCTTCAGTTATTTCTACACCACAACAAGTGTATTCTATTTCTTCTTCTTTCATTTTAATAATTTTATTGGTTCTTGATACCATAAGGTCTTTCCTTTTGGCTTTCCTAATGTATGCACTTCATAGTAAGCGTTGTCGCACATCGCTTTCATTTTATATGTCCACTTGTAAAAAGTTCTGATATTTAAAAAAGGTTCATCCTTACCAAATCTTACTCCATAGTGAAAGCCATCCACTACTTGGTTAAAACTCATATTGCCAAAACGCTTTTCTTGTATTAAGTCCTGAGCAAATATCTTACTAAGACTTGCCATAGACTTACCATCTGTTTTGTGTCCTATCTCTATAGAAGTTTTTGCTATCAGCTCATACACTTTTTCTGTTAGCTCTTGTAGACTTTCTTGTTTTAGTGGTTTCATAAATATTCTTTTCCTTTTAAGTATTCATTTAATTGCATATCTATTTTTGACATAGTTTTTGTTTTAGGTTTATCCCATTTCTTTTGATTGTTCGCCCAGGTCTTCAGCCTTCTTTTTGTTTCCCAAGTTTTGTTTAATTCATATTTCATTTTTGTATTAGACTTATTAGGTTCTGTCCAAT